TCAGAGTTTCCGTTTGCAACAGCAGCTGAGGATAGAAACGTAACTATTACAGCTACTAAAACATCGTTAACGATAACGATAGGTAGCATAGGTATTACGGCTGATTCTATTGTAGAGGATGCTACAGCAAACCCATTAACACTTGGTTTTGGTACATTATCCATATCTGGGCAGGCTAATCTAAGCCCTACGGGAAGCCCACTAACCTTGGCTACCGGAACAGCTACAATTACAGCAGACGCTAATATGTCAGTCTCTGGAAACGCATTGACTATGTCAACAGGTACTGTTACAGTGACGGCAGCAGCAAATGTAGACGTTACTGGTAGTGGTTTAACACTAGCTACAAAGGACGCTACAGCGATAACATGGAGTGCAGTTGTTCCAGGCGCAACTATGGTCTGGACACCGATAGAACCTTATTAATATGGCATCAAGTTTTTCTACAGATACAAAATTAGA